CCAGGAGGATTTGGTCTGCCATTGTCCGCCGATATACTTTTTGACATATAGGATGGACTGGTCGGCGAAGAAGAGGGCGATGTCGCCATTGGGTTTGTAGGCGGCGGAGATACCGTTTATAGCCGTCGTCGGCGAATAGTCTATAAGCTGCGCCCCGGACCAGTTCTGGCCGTAATCGGTACTGACGATGCGCTGAATATTGCGGTCGGATTTTATCCAGAAGATAGATACCTCAGCTCCCAGCGAAGCCGTCGTTACGATAACGGCGTTGTACTGGCTGGTGTAGACCCACTGGCTGAAATCAGACCCCTCCCCCGGCGCAGCTACCCGCTGCCGGTATAGCTTGCGCGAATCCGAGGGCGGCGTTACCCTCACCCTTACCAGAGAGCCGTCCGCCGGGATGGTCAGGGCGTGGAAGTAGTTGTCTTCTGAGCCGTCATATAGCCTCTGCCAATCGAGGCGGGTGACGCCGGCAATTTTGTTGCCGGCGTCCAATTTAACATAAGGCGTGTGCGTCGCCTGCTTCTGGGCGGCGAGCAGCGTTTGCGTCAGGCTTCTCATTCTGTATCATTCCTTTCCCTGTTGGTCGGGGACGTATTCCTTGCCCCAAAAAAGATGGCCGGCAAGATAGCCGCAGGCGAAAACCAGTAGCAGCCAGAAGACCAGTGGCCATAGCCAGTGCCCCAGCAGCGACCCCAGCACCACCAGGACGATGATGCACAGCCCCTCGTACTTGTGCCACAGGTCTCGCAGAATATAGGTCCATGGCCTGCCGCCTATCCTTGACCAGAGCGCTTTATATAGCTTGCTGAGGCTTATCAATGTTGCTCCTTGCGCTTTCCGGTTAGGGTCCGTAGTCAGTTGTTTTAGAAACAGCCGGATAAGCCGGCCTGTAAAGCTGGTTGATGCGGGCGCGCTGGCGGCGTCCCAGCCGCTTTAGTTCCTGCCTGAAGTAGTCCAGCCTTGCCTGCCCCCAGCCGAGGAAATCGGCGGGCGTCTGCCCACCGCCGACATTGACGCGGTTGACGGCAAAGGCAGCCCACTCAATGGCGGCGTAGCCGGTGGCGCCGGTGGCAATCAGGTCTTCATAGATAGCCGGAATGGTGCTGGACTCTGCGTCCAGTGTGTGCAGCTTACCGTAGTAGATATAAGCGTTGCCGCCGTCCGGTACCTCGTCTGCCAGCAGCGTTACGGTGTCTCCCCACAGGCTAAAGCGCTGGTATATTTTGGGAAACCTGCCTGCCGGGTATTCCACTGCCTGTAGCATAACCCGGTTCGCCAAGCTGGATATATCGACCTCCCGTGAGCCGGCGGCGGTGGCTACGGTTGCCTTCTGCTGCAGCGGGATAGCCTCCGAAAGCTGTTTGACGGCGCGGGATATGTGCCTGTCCAGTTCGTCGTTGCTCCAGCGGTAGTTTTCGGCGTCCTCATCGTGCAGCTCCCGCCGCACGATGGTACGCATTTCACTTAAATTCATAATGGCTCAGCCTCCTGTTTCCGGATTTCAACCCTGTCCAGCCGGGTGCAGGGCAGGCCTTCGTCGTGGCGGCATAGCTCAAGGTCACAGAAGGATATTTCGGCATTGTCGTTGCTTTCGTTGATGCTAACGGCTTTGTCGCTTCCCCCTTTTGCGAAGTCCATCAGCGCCCGGGCGTCAGCCTCATCGTCGAAGCTGAGGTCTACTCTTACTCTGTATTTCATTTCTGCCACGCTCCAAATAGGTGTTTTTCTTTGTTAAAAGTGTTTTGTATCTCCAGCGCGCTCAGCGCCCGTTTGTGGATGCTGCACAGGGCTATCCTGCTGCGCAGGAAGCCCCACTGCTCAGAGGAGAACTTGCCGATGGTCAGGTCGATATCGTTGTTGAATGTCTGGGGGATGAAGCCGATTGAGTTTCTAAGCTTGCCCTGCTGATAAATATGAATCTCATTGTCTTTCATATCGATGACGAAGACCAGCGATTGCCATTTATCAACCAGGTTATCGGTTATCACCTCAGCAATGCCGGCGGCGCCGTAAAACCTGATGGTATATGTGTCCTTGATGCTTAAACCCCACCTGCCCGGCTGACCCCCGTAGTATTTGCCGATAAGGTCGCCGTTCGTGTCGAGTAGATAGAGCCATAGCCTGATGCTGAAGCTGTCATAGCCAAAGTCCAGGCTGTCCCCGTCGGCGATGGAGACATAGTCATCCACGCCGTCAAAGTCCAGGCACCACAGCCCGCCGGGGAGCTTTTTCCAGCTTGCGCCGGTTATGCTGCCGTGATTGCCCCAGGAGCTGCGGTCCTGGATGGCGGCTCCGCCGCCGGGAAGCCCGGGCATATAGAGTACGCAATCGGGTGGCGGCGGGTTGAATATTAAACTGTTCTGATTGGGCGGACTCTCCATATTGCACCTCATGAGGCGGCGTACTTCACCCGGATGTAGCTGGAATTCTTAATTTTAGCCCTGCCTTCGTTTGCCTCGTTGCACTGGATTATCAGCCTCACCTCGAAGGGCAGAGAGTCAAGATTGGCTAGCGCACTAAGGCGGCCGCTGCGGCTCTCTTCTACGTATGTCGTGCCGATGTTCGCCTTGGTAACGGCGGCATGCAGGTCGACCCACTGCCCGCCCTTGTTTCTTGCCTGCCACTTGTAGATTATGTCGGCGGTGGCTGAAGAGACAGCGCGGAAGGCGGCGGTCAGGCCGAACTCGATCTCCATTATTTCCCCCAGCGCCGGCGGCTTGATGGTAATGCTTTCTACCTCAACATCGGTATCGGGGGTAGTGGTATCCATTTCGGCAGACCACTGGATGCCGTCCGCTGTTAGGCTGCCCCTGGCGAAAGGGTACTCGGTATGTTCTATTACTGCCAGTGTCATTGTTCGTCTCCTTTTTAGTGGGGAGGGGATAAACCCCTCCCCATAGATTTAAATTTAGTTTAGTCCTGGACGCCTATCAGTGCCGCCGCCTTTACCGATGAGAACAGCGCCAGCGAGCAGTACCATTTGACCCTGGTGCGGGATGCGTCCTTGTTTTCCAGCGGGCCGATGGGATCCACCTGTAAAAAGCCTGGATTGGTCAGCCCGCAGAGGGCGCCCTCGCCGAACTGGACAGCGTAGATTGTGGAGCAGCTGCCGCCGGTGGTGTCGTCCTCCAGGCTGTCGATGATGACATGCGTGTCCAGTATCCAGTCGTTGACGCCGATGGCGATGCCGTCCCAAAGCTGGACGAAATTGCCCCAGTTGTCGCGGTCGGTGTCCATCATGCCGCCGGCAGCCCTCACTAGTGTGTTGAGCTTGCGCCTGGAGCGGCGGCTCATAAGCAGCATATCCGGCTTGCCGCCTTTGACAGCGTCTATAAGCTCATCCAGCTTGTCCAGCGTCAGGGTGGCGCCGGTGGCGCCCATGGCGATTACCTGGTCGCCGGCGCTGGCGGTGTCTATCAGGTTTTTCAGCCCGTCGAACTGCTTGGAGCTGACCACCGAGTCTCCGTAGATGAAAACCTCCTCGAATTTCTGCTTGAGCGCCTTTGCCTTGAGCTCAATTATGGACGCTTCAAGGTCCTGCACGTTGCTGCGGGTGGCTTTCAGGAAGTTGTCGATATCGGCGTCGCCGCCCATAATCTTCAGGTTGGCGGTTTTCTGTTCGAAGGTCGGCGTGGATTCGTCCCAGGTATCGCCGACATCATAAAAATCAATGCTGGGTAGGGCATTTTCCTGATTGTAGGTCAGCCCGTTGCCCACGATTTCGATGAAGGGTAGCTGCTGCAAAACGGGGGAGTCCTTGACGACGGTCTCTACCACCCCCTGCAACAGCACATCGTTGGATAGTTTGGATGCTTCGGCTAAAGTTAAAGCCATTTCTTTTCTTTTTCCTCCTTATTATTCGGGTAACATAAGCCCATTGGGGTTAAGCGCCGCCGATGGCGTATTTAATCTTTTCCCTGGGAGACAGAGCCGATGTGTCCAGCGCTGTCCTTACCGGGGCGCCTCCGGGAAACCTGGACTGCATAGCCTCGGCTTCCAGTCCCTGCTTCACCCGGCTGACCAGCTTTTTAGCGCTGGCGAGGGATTCATCGATAGCTTCTGTCGTCTCGCCGCTGATGAGTTCCTCCGGTATTTCGGGGTTGGCGCCGGCTACAGCAGCCCGGTAGCCGTTAACCGTCTGGCTCAGGCCTTCTTCCAGTTCTTGCTGCCTGCCTACGGCTGCGGCTAAGGACTGCTCCAGGTCTGTAATGCGGCTGTCCTTCTGGGCGATAGCCTGCTCCAATTCAGCGATTTGCCTGTCTTTGGAAGCAAGCTCTTCCTCCCTGCTAGCTACCAGGCTTTCAAGCTGGCTGACCTTAACCTTGAGCCGTTCCAGCTTCTCCTCTTCGGGTTTGGTTTCTTTATTTTCTTGCTGTGCCAAAGTAACTAACCTCCTCTTGTATCGTTAGATTCCTTCCGTCTGGGGCTGATTAACTCTCTCTCGCGTCCCGCCCCGGGAAGTTTTACTGTTAAGCTCGTTGTTCATCTTGAGTATGGCTTCTCTTTCCTCCAGCCAGTCTGCGAACTCCGTTTTCGGGTCTTCAACCCCAATTTCGGACATCGCCCGCCGGCGGGAGTGAATGCCGTTCTGTACCAGCGTTTGCTCGTTGGAGACCGTCCGTGCCAGGTCTCTGGGCAGCACCGGGCTCCAAACGATACCCAGACGGCAGTCTCCGAAGTCCTGCCCGGTGTATTTCTCCAGCAGATTCAATATAAGGCGATTGCGACGCCTGATGGCGGAGGTGCGGATGAGGCGTTTGCGCCACACCTTTTGCAGTAATGGTTGTAGCTCTATCTCCAGCGCTACGCCGGACAGGTCTCTTGAGGTACCGCCGAAGGCGGCGCGCGGCGATTCGGCGACATCATGCAGGGTTCGGTAAAGAAGGTCAATATAATTAATATGAAGATTGACGCCGCCCCCCTGAAGCAAATCCAGCAGGTAGGCTTTGGCGTCGTCCGGGATGTTCCAGACAGCCCCCGGTTTGACGGCAATGTCCTCCGATTCCTCCACGTTCTCCAGTACGGCGATGGGGTTGCCGGAAAGCTCTAGAATGCGGGAAAGCTGGCTCATCGCCCGGTTCAGTTCCTGCTGCGGCTCTATCATCTGCGGCAGGTCTGATATGCCCCAGAACTTCTTCGGCTCCCTCAGGTTGGGGTAGATAACGAAGGGGATGAAGCCGTAGGGGTTGGGCTTCTTTTCTATTAGGGCGTTGTCCAGCCACAGCTCGAAGCCGTGCTGCGTCCACAGTTCAACGATGGTGGCTGTCTTGTTCTTGGATTTTATTCCGTACAGCATTTCCGCTTCTTCTGATGTCAGGCTGTATTTTGAGGCTACCCGCCACAGGCGTGAGGTGTCGTCACCCAGCCACCAAGCGTAGGTGCCCTGCACATCGGGGGCGGTAACCCGCACGCTTTTGCTTTCACCGTCCCAGATGACCTTGAAGCAGGCATCGCCCAAGATGGCACAATCGATCTCGGTATCCAGGTCCAGCTGCTCCAGGTTGTTATCCAGGTAGACCTGCTGCAGGGCGGCTTCGGCTGCCGCCGCTTTTTCTGCGGATTCTTCCGAATCCTGCAGGGAGGTAACAGTAGGGTGCATACCACTCATAACATATGAAGACACCTTGTCTACCATTGCCTTGGCGTAGTTGAAGGTAAGCTGCTTTTCGCCGCGGCTGGCGCGTGTCCGCCAGTGGCATCCGTGGTAGAAATCAAGCAGCTCCTTGTAGTGTTTGAACCTGTCCGGCTCGCGCCGCTCCAGTTGCCCCGGGGTAAAATCATCGTTCATTTTTAATTCTTTCTGAAAGTGCCGGCTGTTTCATCATTTCAGCATCGTATTCGTTTGGGCCTGGCGGTAGCCTTTAAAGCCCTCTGCACGGTGCGCTGGCTGATGCCGAAGATCAGCGCCAGCTCTTTCACTCCTTTCCCCTCGTTTTTATAAAGACCGGCTATCTGCCTGTCCCGCTGTTGCTTGAGCAGCCGCTGCTTGCCTCCCGGCTCATCGTAGATGCAGCGGGGGAAGGGGCAGTTGAGACAGGATTTTGCCAGTTCACAACCTTCATCCTTGTAGTGGCAGTACTCGGGCGGTAAATCAAGCTCAGCGTCAAACGTCTGCTCTAATTCCATAACACTCAATCCAAAAATCACTGAGTGGTAAGAGAATAGCACAAATGTTCTAATGTGGTCAATAGATTATTGTCGTATTTTTGTGCGTTTCAGGACAAACTTTTACTCTCCGGTTTCGTTATATTTATGCAAGGGGGGACCTAGTTTGACAAAGCTAATTGGCGATGTTATTATTGCTTTGACAAAGTAATAATTAGCTATGGTCCCTTTAGAGGATTACTACAATGTAATAGAAGCCGGGAGGCGTCTTGGGATTCATCCAGAGACGGTCAAGCGTTTGTGCCGTCAAAAAGACATACCGGCGAGTAAAATACATAACACCTGGCTGATAGCCAAAGAAGCCCTGGATAGTTTCGCCGGAACCTATATATCCAAGCGAGGCGCCAGGAAAAGATTAATCTAAAACTGGTATAATAAATACAAATTTAAGGGGAGGGAAAAAGTGAAGAAAAATAAGCTATTTCGGGTACTGGCAGTGGCTCTGACACTGGCATTGCTATTGGTGATGCTGCCAGTGCATTCAGCGTTAGCATTACCATACAGCGTTAGTATTGAAAACACGGAAAGCGGCAGCGAATACGAAGGAGACCCGAGGGGGGAACCCGGAGATTCGATAGAGGTTTGGGGTGGGGGGACCATGGGCGTAGATATCGACATATATTTCTCCAGCCAGAATTTCGGGGTTGGCGATGATATAGATGATGAGGTTACCAGCTACGATTGGATGACCAGTGCAGGGGTAGGCGGGATGGAAGGCACTTTTAGGGTTATCACCCTGCATGTGCCCTATGAACTTAACGATGGCACGGATGATGAAGACATACACGGTGGTAGGTATTATGTTTATATCACCAGGGAAGGCGATACGGATATTAAGGCAAAAGCCACCTTTGAAATAGTCAATGTCGCCCAGGTGGAGATTGATATTGACGAGGGTATCGTGGGTGATGAGGTTGAGGTTAGCGGCGAGGGCTTTGCCCCCGATGAAGATATCACGGTTAAATTCGATAACGACAATATCACTGATGATGTAGATGAGCCCTATGCAGACCAGTACGGAGATATCCTCTTTACCTTTGAGATACCGGAAGGCACCTACGGCGAGCACACAATCACCATTATCGGGGAAGAATCTCTGGCTGAACTGGAGCTGGAATTTAGCATCGAGCCTAACATAATAATCGACCCGGCAGAAGGACAGACCGAAACCCAGGTAATGGTATACGGCACCGGTTTCGATTACCGTAATGAAGTTGATATATTTTTCAATAACACCAAGGTAGCCGAAGCCGAGACCAATCGGGACGGCAGCTTCTATGCTGCCACTTTTAACGTACCCATTGCTGGTGTCGGCAACTATACCATCCGGGCGGAGGACGCGGATGACGATGACATCTACGACACGGCGCAGTTTGCCGTAACCACCCCGCCGCTCAACCCGGA